AAGGGCGACGACACGATGGAGGTCGTGGGGCGCGTCATTGAGGCAATCGAAGAGTACAAGCCCGCGCTGGTGGTCGTGGACGAGGGCGGGCTGGGGGCTGGCGTCGTGGATCGGCTCAAGGAGCAGCGCTACAAGATCAGGGGCGTGAACTTCGGGACGAAGAGCAAGAACCCGCTCATGTGGGGGAACAAGCGCGCGGAGATGTGGGGTGAGATGCGCGAGTGGCTGAAGAGCGCGGCCATCCCGAAAGACCGGTTTCTGAAGAACGACCTGACGGGGCCCATGATGAAGCCCGACAGTAAGGGGACGATCTTCTTGGAAAGTAAGAAAGATATGAAGTCGCGCGGGCTGGCCTCGCCAGACGCAGCGGACGCCATCGCGGTGACGTTTGCGTTTCCGGTGGCCCACCGCGAGACAATTGACCGCAACCCCAGAAGGGGATACTCTGCGGCAGGAATAGCAACTTCTTGGATGGGAGCATAGGCCATGGCTAACACAAAATCAATTGGCGTCGCATTTGAAGACCAGAACATTAGCGGGGCAAATATCGTTTTGGTTGACGAGCAGCTTGGCTACACCGCCGCAGGACAGGGCACGGTTACGCAGGCTACTGACAAGTCCACCGCAGTGACGCTGAACAAGCCCGCTGGTCAGATCACCATGAACGCCGCATCGCTGGCTGGCGCGACCAACGTAACGTTTACGTTGAACAACAGCTACATCAGCGCCAACGACGTGATTGTGTTGAACGTCAACGGCGGCACGACCGCAGCCTACAACGTCTACACAAGCGTGCTTGGCGCTGGCACTGCGTCTATCACGCTCCGCAACATCACGGCAGGCGCGCTGGCTGAAGCGGTTGTGTTGAATTTTGCTATCATTCACTGCGCGTAATAGACCATGCCTCTCGTCAAATCTGCGAGCAAAAACGCCTTCCGCAAAAACATTAAAGCGGAAGTTGCTGCGGGTAAGCCCGTCAAACAGGCTGTTGCTATTGCGTATGCAACCAAGCGCGCGGCGGCAGCCAAAGCTAAAGGCGGCATGTCTAAGAAAGGCAAGTGATGGCAAAGAAAGGCGTTTCACTGGCTGTTGGGCGCGGCGAGAAATTGCCCACCAAACAGGGTGCAGGGCTAACGGCTAAAGGTCGGGCCAAATACAACCGTGAAACAGGCTCCAATCTGAAGGCGCCAGCGCCCAATCCTAAGACAAAAGCTGATGAGGGGCGCAAAAAATCTTTTTGCGCTCGCATGGGCGGTGTGGTAGCTAAGTCTAAGAACGCCGAACGCGCCAAAGCCAGTATGAAAAGGTGGAAATGCCCATGAAAAAGCCCGGTCTGTACGCTAACATCCACGCTAAACGCGAACGCATTGCCGCTGGTTCTGGCGAGAAAATGCGAAAGCCAGGCACTAAAGGCGCCCCAACCGCTAAGGCGTTCAAGCAATCGGCCAAGACCGCTAAGAAAGGCAAGTGATGGCTGCCAACGACGTAGAAGCCGCCGGTAAGGTCTCTGAAGCGGACGACCATGACCGTCTCGCGACTATGCGTTCGCGGTTTACCATGGCGCTGTCTGCTTATTCGGACAGCCGCGAAGACGAATTGGACGATCTGCGATTTATGGCGGGCTCGCCCGACAATCAGTGGCAATGGCCCGCTGACGTGTTGGCAACTCGTGGGTCCGTGCAGGGCCAGACCATCAACGCGCGCCCGTGCCTGACCATCAACAAGCTGCCGCAGCACGTCCGTCAGGTGACGAATGAACAGCGTCAGAACCGCCCGACAGGCAAGGTCATCCCTGCCGACGACAAGGCCGACATTGCGGTTGCGGAAATCTTCGACGGCATGGTGCGGCACATTGAGTATATCTCGGATGCCGACGTGGCCTACGACACGGCGTGCGACAACCAAGTGACCTATGGTGAAGGTTACATCCGCGTCCTGACGGAATACACCCGCGAAGATAGTTTTGATCAGGATTTGAAGATTGGCCGTGTTAGAAACTCGTTTTCGGTTTACATGGACCCAACCATTCAAGACCCGTGCGGGGCGGACGCTGAATGGTGCTTCATTACGGAAGACATTACTAAAAAAGAATATGAGCGTCTGTTCCCAGATGCGACGCCTATTAGCTCGCTGATGTCGCAGGGCGTGGGCGATCAGTCTACAAGCCAGTGGCTTTCAGAAGATACGATCCGCATTGCGGAGTATTTTTACTATGAGCATAAGCGCGAGACGCTCAATCTGTATCCCGGCAATCTAACGGCGTTCAATAATTCGCCGTTGGACAAGCAAATGAAGCTTACCTTTGGTAAGCCGTTGCGCTCGCGCGAAGTGGACCGCAAAAAGGTTAAATGGCTTAAAACTAACGGTTTTGAAGTGCTGGAAGAGCGCGATTGGGCGGGCAAGTGGATACCTGTCGTGCGCGTCGTCGGCAACGAATTTGAGGTTGACGGCCAGCTTTACGTGTCGGGCCTTGTGCGTAACGCCAAGGACGCGCAGCGCATGTACAATTATTGGGTCAGTCAGGAAGCCGAAATGCTGGCTTTGGCCCCCAAGGCACCCTTCATTGGCTATGGCGGTCAATTTGAAGGCTATGAAATGCAGTGGAAGACGGCCAACACAACAAATTGGCCGTATTTGGAGGTTAATCCTGATGTCACCGATGGCGCTGGCGCTGTGCTTCCTCTCCCGCAGCGCGCTCCGCCACCGCTTCCGCAAACAGGGCTTATTCAAGCTAAACTGGGCGCGTCGGACGACATCAAATCAACCACGGGTCAGTACGACAGTAGTCTTGGTGCGGCCAGCAACGAACGGTCAGGTCGCGCCATTCTGGCTCGTGAAAAACAAGGTGATACGGGTACATATCACTACGTTGACAATCTCTCGCGGGCCATCCGGCACATTACCCGCCAGCTTGTCGATATGATCCCTAAGATTTACGATACGGAGCGCGTGGCTCGTATTGTTGGCCTCGACGGCGAAGTTGACATGGTTAAAATCAACCCCATGCAGCCAGAACCCGTCAAGGAAATTCGTGACCAGAACGGCGGCGTGATCGACAAGATTTATAACCCGTCCGTGGGTGTGTACGATGTGTGCGTCACGACAGGACCGGGCTACATGACCAAGCGTCAGGAAGCGCTCGACGCCATGTCGATGTTGCTTCAGTCAAACCCGCAGCTTTGGTCGGTGGCAGGCGATCTGTTCATCAAGAACATGGATTGGCCGGGCGCGCAGGAAATGGCGAAACGCTTTGCCAAGATCATTGACCCGAAAGTTATGGACGGAACGGATCAATCGCCGGAAATGGCTGCTGCCAAGATGCAGATTGACGCCATGACGCAAGAACTAAACCGCACGGTTGACGCTATTCAGCAAATGCAACAGGGTTTTGAAGCTCAAAAACTTCAGATTGACAGCTTTAAAGCCGAAATTCAGGCGTATGACGCCGAAACCAAACGTATTTCGGCTGTTCAAGCGTCCATGACGCCCGAACAAATCCAAGATATTGTTATGGGAACTATTGCTGCGGCGGTTGATACAGGCGATTTGATTGGCGGTATGCCCTCTAGCGAAACTATGGAACCGCGTGGTATGATTGAAACCAATGAAATGCCTTCTGAGCCTCAAATGGTACCCCCAGTGCCTCCACAGATGGGAATGTGACGATGAAATGCGCTGAATTTGTCGGCTGTATGTTTCTTGCCCGCGATGTGGCTCATTCAGTCCATCTGAATACGCGCAGTTTTTCTAAACATATGGCCCTTAACGGCTTTTATGACGGCATTATCGATCTTGCCGACAAGTTTGCTGAAGCCTATCAAGGCCGACATGGTTTGATTGGCCCGATTGCGCTTCATTCGGCCCGCAAAACCAACAATATTGTCGAATTTCTGGAAGATAGCCTGAAAGAAATTGAAGATAGCCGTTACGATGTGGTTGATAAGTCGGATAGCGCACTGCAAAACATCATTGACGAGATTGTTGGCCTGTATCTGTCCACGCTCTACAAACTGAAGTTTTTGGCATGATTATCGACTTTGAAATCACCAAAAACAACCTTACGCACCGCGATGCGCTGGTTTTGCCAGACGATCATAAGCTGTCGGACGCTGAAATTGAAGCTATGAAGCAGGCGCGGTTTGATGCGTGGTACGCTATTATAACAACGCCGCCGGATACCGTTGACATGGAGCGCATGACCGATGGCTGATCGTTATTGGGTTGGCGGCACAGGCACTTGGAACACAACGTCCACGACGGTGTGGTCGGCATCGTCGGGCGGCCCGTCGGGCGCGTCTGTTCCCACCGCCGCCGATAACGTCATTTTCGATCAAGCGGCTACCTACACAGTTACGCTGACGGGCGCTCTGGCCTGTCTTAGCCTGTCGGTGACGGCAGGCACGGTGACGTTTCAATCTACGGGCACGATTGCTATTTCGGGTGATTTTACGCTGCGGACAGGAACGGTTTGGTCTGCCACAGGGGCGCTGACGTTCAACTCCACTACATCGCAAAACATTACTACTGCTGGCACAGCTATGGGGTGCCCGTTTACGTTTAACGGCGTAGGCGGTGCTTGGACGTTGGTAGACGCGCTTACCATGTCCACACGCATCCTGACGTTGACCAACGGCACGCTCAATATGAACAATAAGAACGTGACATGTTCGGCGTTG